TGGCTGCGCCGCTGGCCCGCTGGGCGAGGCCGATATAGTTGTTAAATGAGGAAGTAAACCGATCAAGCAAGGTCAGTTCTTCCCGGATTTGAGCCATGCGCTATGCCTCCTTTGACTTTTTTCGGTCTCGAATTTCCTTTTGCACAAACTCTGCCACCAAGACTCGTTCCCGATACGGCAGAGCCTCATACTGAGAGGGGGGCCACCCCAGATTGATAAAGCAGTAATATGCGATTAAGGCATCCGGATCTGGGTCGGCCCCTTCGATTAGTTTTTTGCAGTTTCCTCAAGCTCCAGAGCGTCAAAGCCGGACAGCTCCGTAATCGCGCTGACCAGCTTGTTAAACTCGCCTGAGAGCAGCAGCTTGCCGGGAACCAGCAAGGGGTCCATCACGCCCAGGCTCTCACACAGCTCGGTGCTGGAAAAGTCTGGCTCCACAGTGGCGGCCAGCACCATCCGGCGGCTGAACTCCGTGGCGTCCAGGCTCTCTTGCTGCTTGCCGTTTACCTTTTTTGTCTTTCGGCTGAGTTTTGCGATGTTCTCGCTCTCCTCCTGGAATAAAGACTGGATTTTAAAGGTCTCAGGAATCATGTTCCCGTTTTCATCCAAGATGGGCTTGCCTTTGTCGTCGCGCTTGACAAACCGGTCGGAGATGACCAGCTCCTCCACCCTGCGGGTTGTCACAGGGTTTAAAAATGCAGATAGCTTACTCATGCCGCCGCCTCCTTAACTGCCCAGCTTCGCGGGATCCTGAAAGGCCTGGAGCCTTGCCACGCGGGTGTAAGAGAAGTTGAAGTCGTAGCTCAGCATGGCCTCCTCGTCATTGAGGATGGAAAGAGGCACAGTACCCGTCAGGGTGCAGCCATAGTAGGCCATGACCTGATTGCCAATGGAGGTGGTGGGGTCGGAGTTTGTAATCTGGATGTCAAACTGGGGCATGACGCCGGTGTTGATGTACTCCAGCACCATGTCGGTAAAGAGGTTGGATCCATAGTAGATGTTGCCGGTGCCGGTCTGCTTGACTCCGTTATTCTTATTCTGGATGGACCGGGTGCCAATGACGCGCATGTCGTTGGACTGGATTTCCGCGTTGGTGGTGATGTTCTTCATCCCCGCGACCTCTACGTTCTTTCCATCGCGTGTGATAAAAACCTTGCCCTCTGCGCCGCTGACGGTGTCTTGGGCCAGTAAAAATGCCATAGTATCGCCTCCTTAACCAATCTCAAAGGTGAGATATACTTTTTCTGTGGAGTCCACAGCCTGGATGGCCACTTGGACCACAATGGCGTCGGTGTCGCTGCCTGCCAGAACCTCTACGTCGTCGGGCGAGAAGTTCTGAATGGCGCTATTGCCCTCCAGGTCCAGAAGGTATCCCACGACCGCCGCCTTAAACTGGGATCTGCCCGCCTCGGTGTTGTCCACAATGCCGATATAGTTGGCGGAAAACAGGTTGTAGATGTCATTGGCCGCCGTGTTGCAAAGGCGCATGATGCGGTTTTTTCGGTAGAGCTTGCCAATGTCCGGCGTGTAGGTCACCAGCGTGTTGATGTCCTGCTCCACCTTGACCTGGCCGTTTTCTGCAAACAGGACGAAATTGCCCGCCTCCAATGCGGCGATGTACTGACTGTTGGTCATGGCCGGCGAGACTGCCACCGCGCCGGGATAGGCCGCATAGGTCAGGCTCTGGTTGTACAGCGCGCCCGCCTGGGCGCCGCCGACCCACCAGGTGGTCTGCTGCTTGGAAAGCACTGCGCCGTCAGAGAGGGTCACGCCGCTTTCCACATTGATGACAAACCGGCTGTCGGCGTTGGAAAGGCCCGCCGCCACA